TCATCAGGACAGCTAACCGCTCGGCCTTGTTGCCGTTGCCCAGACCGACGTTGACGGCCACATCCATCGACGCATCCCAATAACGCGGGTCAACCGGGACGTACTGGTTCCGCAACCGCACGATGCGCGGTTCGTCTTGGAACTTGATGATTGCTTTCAGCAAACCCTTGAACAGACGCTTGATGCCTGTTTCCGCAAAAATGCGGGCGATGAGTTCGATGCGTTGTTCCGCACCTTGCGTCATCAGGTCAACCGCAGCCTTGGTCGTGGACTGCAAGATATCTGCGTTCAAGCCACTCGACTGCGGCGTGATGCCGGTGCGCTGCGACTTGATTTGGTCCAGATAGCCCATCACGCCCAGCGCCTGCTGGCCGACGAAGCTTTCCGTCAACGGCTGCACCATGCCCGGCGCACGCTGGCGGATCACGGCCCCAACTTCCGTATTCATCACGTCATCAAGGTTCACTTGCCCCTCGACCACCGCCATACGTGGCGTGATGATCTGTGCGAGACTATCAAGCGTGTTACGCAGGATGTTAGACTTGATTAGCTGCAAATCCATGACCTGTTCGGCCAAGGACTCCCCGATCACCGTGTGCGGCTCTGGATCTGGGCAAAGCAGCGCCATCGGCACTTCGTCAATCACTTCGTCGTGCAGAACGTGAGCGGCTTCGCCAACGGAGCAAACGCGGCGCAGTTCGGCAATTCCATCACCGTCCTTGTCAACGCGGATGTAGCTCTCGACGTAATACACGCGCAGCAGCGCATCATCCGGCTGGTTCGTGCTGTCGAGGAACGGTTGGATGGCTGGGTTTCGGACAAAGGCTTCGTTGTTTAGCTCGAAATTGTCGCCGTACGACCCGGCGTACTCCATGATCTCATCACGGTCGTAGCCCATCGCCACAAGGTCGGAAACTGGGCGTAACTGCCTGCGACCGACGTAAGCCGACGTTTCAATGTCGCGCGCGTTGCGCGAAACCAGAAACTCTTCCGGCGGCACGGCTTCCACAACCAGCTTCCGCTGCTTTTCTTTCTTGCGGACGCGGATGGAATACTCCGCTTTCGGCGGCATCATCATGCCGTCCTGTTCTTCTTCGATGTATTTCTCTTCGGCTTCCAGCACCTCTAGCTCAGGGTCGTTGAGCAAAAACTGGTACTGTTCGAGCGAGATCTTCTCAAAATAATACTCGCGCACGTCCGTTGTCTCGTCGATGCGCCAATGGATGATGCCGGTCTTGCGGACCAACGCGTCCTTGAACGCGTCGTACAGAACCTTGAAGCCATTGTTGTCTTGGTAGAAGACGTAATTGACGTAGTCCGTGGCCTGTTCCGCCATCGGCACGTCTTCCATGCTGCGTGGCACGAACTCAACTGCTTTTTCTGCGGAGGTGAACACACGCAGCAACGAAGGCAGGACTTGCAGGACCGTGTCGCGTACTTCTGTCAGGACAATCGTGGAACGATTTTCTTCTTCGTTCCCGAACAGATCGCCTCTATAATACGCGGTTGCCGCCTCGCGCAGGGGGGCGACGTATTGGTCGATGTAATCCGCTGCATCGTCAATGGCACTGCCTACGACGGCGGAAAACTCTTCCTCACTCATCTCTTCATCGGGCTCTTCTTCGCCGTCCGCCATGTACGGACCGCCATTGCCCTCTTCTTCGTCATCCTCGACGGCTTCTATGCCGCCTTCCGGCGTGACTTTGTACTTTTTCTCTTTTTCCCCGTCTTTGACCTCTAGGGAAACGCCCTCGTCGAGCTCATAATTCACTTCGTATTCGCGTGCCACTGTCAGGCCCCCTTACGAACTCGCCACCACGACCAGCCAGTCTCATTACCAGCGTCGTAGTGGGGGAAAATCTCGGTTACTGCTTGGAAAACGCCGTCCATCGGCAGATCATCGCCGCCCATTGTACCACCGGGCCTCAATTTAGGCCACCATGCCAGAATATCGGCCTTGACGCTGTCGTAATCGTGCCCAGCGTCGATCCAAATGAAGTCCACGCTTTTGTCTTTGAAGCGCCCTGCGGCAATTACACTGTCTTCGCGGTGTATTTCTGGCTGTATCGGCGCGTTTTGCAGGTTTTTCTTGAAAACGTCAAACAAATTGGCCCGGTCCGGGTCAGAATGGTGCGCGTCCTCGTCGGAACCCTTCCAATGGTCCACGCAATGGAACTCAATCTCTTTACCTGAGTTGGCGATTTCGACCGCCATGAAGGCAGCGGACCGCCCCTTCCAGCTTCCGACCTCTACGAAGACAGCGCCCGGGTCGGCTTTTTGCACCGCTTCACGGTAGGCGGAGGCAAAGTTGAACCAGCCTTGGATGCCTTCGTAAAAATGCGGGTGGGTCATGATTATGCTGCCCGAGGAGCGTGTAATTCTGCTAAAACCGCTTCTATAGGATCGTTCCCATATTTTATACCTTTAGCGTTTAACCACGTTATACGCTCTTGCAGCAAAGTAAGCGCGTCTTTATCCCATTTTTGTCCACGTCCGGGGCGGATATGGTCCCACGCCAAAATAGTGTGAGCTTGTTTATCCTTAATAAAAAGGTATGGCTCAATTCTACGGATAAATTCTACGGCTTTAGTCCAACTTAACCGCCATGTATACCCTTGCGCCCAATTCTCTTTTCGTAAAGAAAGAGGGTTTATATCCCCACCAAATTGATCTTTTAAGGCGTTTAAAAGGTCTAGGTTAGTGTTCGTAACAAAAACACGCGGGAATATGGTTCCACGTGTTTTACCAAAACCAATACTGCCTTCACCATCAACTATTCCGGCGACATAAGGAATGGAAAAAGGCATATTATTTACCTTTTTTCTTTCTAGCTTCTGAATAGGCAATAGCAAGAGCTTGCTTTTTTGATTTTACAATCGGGCCACCCTTGCCAGAGTGGAGGGTTCCTTCCTTGAACTCCCCTAAAACTTTACTCATTTTCTTTTGGGCCTTGGTAGGTTTCTTCATGGGGAAAACTCCGCGATGTAAGGGAAGGCAATAAAATAGCCGTTTGCGGGGGAAAAGTCTATTGCGTTACACCACGCCTCGGACATTCCGCTTCAGTGCCTTGCCGGGCACCCAAGCCGGTGCCCGCCCACCCACTTGGGCGGCAGCACTAGCGAACGTCAGACAAAGCGCATCCGCCAAGTCCGGGCTTCTCAGCCCGCGTCGCTTCATGTCGGCCTTCGCCTCCACCTTGATCTTTCCGTTCGAGGCAAAGTTGTAGCGCGGGGATGCCAGCTCCTGCCGGAGATCGTCGTTGCGCGGAAGCTTACACGCACGCGATTGCAGCCAATCCTTCGCCGCCAACCACAACTCGTCTCGCAGCCGGTAAGCCTGCTGGTTCATGGCCGCACTCTCCGACACGTTCACGTCGCGCACGTTGAAACCCTGCTCGCGCAAACGATCGGCTACGCCGCCGCCCATGCCGATGCTGTCCACGCAGATTTCTGCCGGTCGTTCCAGATTGGCCTCGTAGACCACTTTGCCGACTGTTTCCATGAGGTCGGCCCCGGACCAGTGCTTCAACTCGACCACCAGATTTCCTTGCCGTTTGCAAAGCACGGTGCGGTCATCCCCAAATCTGGCTACGTCCAAGCCGTAAATGAGAGGCGCGCTGGGATCTAGCACCACGTCACGTTCTACCGCCGCGTCGATGAGTTCTGCGGGGATCAGTACGTCATCGTCTCGGAGGGCGAACTCGCCCAAGACACGGACGCGGAAGGCATTGGACATCTCGCCGTAGGTTGCAGCAATTTGCCGGACGAAGTCTTCTGAGACGAGCGGGTTGTCCTTGCACGAGACGTGCATCGTTTTCCAGTCGTTCGCCAACTGGTGGTGCGTGCGGAAGAACAGCCCGCTATTCCGGGTCGGGTTCCCGATTAGGACAGTCGTCGCAGCATGTCCAGACATGGAGCCCGCAGCACTCTCGAAGACCGGTTCCGGGATGGCGCTCGCTTCGTCGCAGATCAGCAGGACGTTCTCCGAGTGGACCCCCGCTAGGGCTTCCGGCCTCTCCGCACTCGACGTGCGGGCTGAGATGAACGAACTCTCGGGAGCGGCCTTTAGTACGATGCGATCTGAGAAAACCTCGATGCTGTCGCGTAGGACGGGCGGGAGGACGTTTATCCATTTTTTCACTTCAGAGAACAATGCGTCGAATAACTGCCCGGAGGTGGGGGCGGTACACACGGCCTTCTGTGGGAAGCGGGTGAGCATGTGCCAGATCAGCGCCCACGAACATGCGGTCGATTTGCCAACACCGTGCCCGGCCCTGACGGAGATGCGGCGCTCGCCGCGTGCAATGGCATTAAGGAAGTTCTGCTGCCACGGCAGGGGAGAGGCGTTTAGCACTACTTGCACAAACTCGACGGGATTGTTTCGGTAAGTTTCTACAAATAATTCGTAGGCCGCTTCCATTGTGGAAGGCGTGGGGGGAGGGGGTGCAGCCTCTTCCATAATTTTTTCCTTACAGCGACCGGATGGTCATGGCCCAGACCGCCCCCACCGGGGCCCCACCGTAACGGGGGGTCAAAATGGGTCCGGCGACCCATAATGGGCGACCCAGAATGGGTCCGTTGACCCAGAATAGGCCTAGCGCCTCAGATTGGGTCATCGTCCTCATTCTCGTCATCATGGACCAAATCTTCGATTGCCTGCTCAATCTGTGCACCAACGCCCCGAATTGGGTCAATGTCCTCATTCGCCCCATTGACAACCCGAATTGGGTCAATGTCCTCATTGTGCCCATTGACAACCCGATTGCTTGCCTCGTTGCCCAATTTGGGCGTGATGTCCAGCAATGGGGTTGTTGTCTCATTGTGCGCGACGCGTTTGCTTAATGAGATAAGCGCCGCAAGGTGAGCGTTGGGCCCGTGCTCAATGTTAACGTCAAGCTTGGCTTGTTTGGGAATTGGCGCAACGCGGGCGAGCACTTCCTTTGCAGCGCCAAGCGCCACGGTTTCATTATCGGATTGCAGCAATTGGCCGAGCCTTTCGACGGCGGCTTGGCCGAGCCCTTCAATCATTCGCCGCGTTCGCATTTGGCGGACGGTTAGCCCGCCGGGATTAGGCGGACGTTCGCCTTTCTTAAATGGCATTGTGTCCGTTCCGTAACTTGTTTGCATCATTGCAAAAATCTAACTTGCAAAAATGCAACGCGCAAGCGTCAAAAACCGTCATGCCCCATAAACGCCTTTAGCGGCTCGCTGAGAGGTTTTTCGCATTGGCCGGTTCCCTCGCATTGGCCGGACTAGACTTGCCAGCCAGCGGCGAAAACCCGTTTTGGGGCCCCATTATGGGCCATTTGCTCGAAAATAGTTTCCAAATCGACTAGGCGAATCTGGCAGAATGTGCAGAATGAAATCACGGCAATCGGGCCGGACGAAACAAGGGGAATCACCATGAAAAAAATCGGCGGCATCTATTTCCTGCGCTTTTATCGCCTGCGCTTTTCGTTCTGCATCGCTCGCAACTCTTAACCAAACGGGCCCGGCATAAGCCGGGCCTCTCACAACCCGAAAAGGACAATCGTCATGAAATATCTCGCAAAGAACATGGTCAGCACGACCGATTTCAATTCCGCCCCTATCATGCTTTCCGATTTGCAAGCGGCGGTGCCGTCCGTCGTCGCGACGGAAGCGCATTCGAGCCGCTCCGATAAATATGGTTTCATCTCGACCGTGGATATCCTCATGGGCCTTCGCGACCGGTTCGCCATTGTGAAAGCGCAACAATCCCGCGTCCGGAAGGATGGCACGCGTCAGGCGTATACGAAGCATATGGTGCGCCTTCGGGCCCGCAATGTTCCCGGCGTGCAAGAGCTTGGCGGCATCTTCCCGGAGCTGGTGCTAGTTAACTCTCACGACGGTTCGGGCTCGTATCAATTGCACGCGGGCCTTTTCCGGCTTGTTTGCCTCAATGGAATGGTAGTTTGCGAAGAAAACCATGGCCGCGTCCGGCTTCGCCACAATGCCAATGCCGTCGATGAGGTCATAGACGCGTCATATGCCGTGATAGACCAATCGTTGCTGGCAATCCAGCGCGCTGGCGAATGGTCCCGCATTGAAACAAGCCGGGATGAACGCATGGCATTGGCCGAAAGTGTGCATGCGTTGCGCTTTGAGCCCGGCACGCCTGCGGCGAAGGCTATTAACCCGGAAGCTTTGCTCGCGCCTCGCCGGTTTGGGGATGCAAAGGATGATTTATGGCACGTCGTAAATCGCGTGCAGGAAAACGCGATCAAAGGCGGCGTGGCCGGTGTCAATTGGGACACGAGAACCGGACGCGGGCGCTGGTCTACGGCTCGCGCTGTTACCGGTGTCGATCAGGACGTAAAATTGAACCAGGCAATATGGGCCTTTGGCGAAAAGCTTGCCGCGCTTCACGGCTAACCAAACGGGCCCGGCGGAAGCCGGGCCTTTTCAACTTAACAGGGGAAAATCACAATGCCTTATATGGTGCACCTGACGACGAAAAGCCGGAATGAAAAAACGGGCCCTATTCCCGTTTCCACGACGGAAGCGAAAACGTGCCCGGACATATGCCCGCTTAAAGGCGCGGGCTGTTATGCGGAATTGGGCCCGCTTGGCATGCATTGGGATAAAGTTTCACGGGGCGAGCGTGGCGACGCGTGGCCGGTTTTTGTGGCACGCGTGGCGGCGTTTAAGCCGGGCACCATATGGCGACACAATGCGGCAGGGGACTTATGCGGGGACGGCCTCACGATAGACGGGCCCGCTCTCATGCAATTAGTCGCGGCCAATGCCGGGAAACGGGGCTTTACGTATACGCATTATCATCCGGCCATTGGCCGGAACGGGGCGCGCATTGCGGAAGCCAATGCAAACGGCTTCACGATTAATTTAAGCGCGAATAACTTACGCCACGCGGACGCATTGGCCGGACTAGGCATCGGTCCGGTTGTGACGGTTCTGCCCGCTGATACCGCGCGGGCGGGCTTGAAAATCACAACGCCGCA